AGCGCTGCTTTCAGCATCACCGGCTGCCGCAACGATCGTCGGATCGCTCCGCGCGGCCAACATAATAGCGGTGGTCAGGGGCTCTACAAGCAGGCAGACACCATGGCCGAGGTCGAGCCAGCGCGGCTCGGTGGAGAGGTTCAAGCGCAGCATCAGTAAACCTCGCGGTCGTTGGTCAGGGTGACGGTGCACATACGACCCACAACGGGATCGCTGGCCGCCTGCCAGTCGAAGGTGGCCTGCACGCCTTGAGGGCCGGAGATTTCGATCCGCGGGCGTGGAAGGTAAACAGCGTGGGCGGTAACGGTCAGGCTCTCGCCTGTTGGCAGCGTGTAGGAGAACTCCAACTCGCAGGCCTCGCCGTTGATCGCCTGTGTCACCAGCGTCTGGTCAGCGAAACGCACGACAACATTGCCGGTCAGCGCCGCGATGGACGGGTCCGCGCCGTCGATCTTGCCGTCGGCCCGGATGGTCTCGATCCGGTCGAGATTGTTGGCATAGGTCAGGTCGGCAGAGACGACATTGCCGATGTTCGCGCCATTCCGCGTGATCGCCCCGTTGAAATGACCGAAGCGCTTCAGCGTGATGTTGGCGGGTGTACCCGCCGCGCTGGTCGGGGCGATCGCCTCACCCTGCGCCACGATGCTGGCCGTGGCCGTCAGCAGCCCGGAGCGCGCCATCTGCCAGTTGAGGCTGTCCACCATGCATCCGGAATACATGGCAAAGCGCGGCACCTCAGGCATCCCAGTTTCGACCGAGAATGACGGCAGTGTCCAGTTTCCGGAGCGGAATGAGTGTGTGTAGGGGGCATCAGCACCCGTTGTGGTGGGCGCGCCAAAAGCGGCCTTCAGCCAGAAGCCAAACGCCTCGGCATCGATCGGGATCACCACATCGCCATCCGCCGTCACCGCATCCTTGATCGGCGCCTGCGGATCGCGGCCGTAGCCCAGCAGTTCCGAGGTCTGCAGCGGTTGCTCGGCTCCCAGCGTCGTGCTGGCAAAGGGCATCTTGGTGTAGCCGCTCACAGGCGGCGTGCCATAGGTCGTTTCGAACGCCAGCGCCATCTGCGCCCGCGCCCCTTGGGCTCGTGCCATGGTGTTTCTCCTCGAATTGGTCTGCTCAGCCCAGCGCGTCACTGGTCGCGTAGTGAAGGGTGATCGGAATGATCCCGGCTTTCAGAGAGGCGGCGCCCTCGACTGGAAGATCGACAGGTTCAGCAGCCTCCGGCTCGATCCAGTCGCATAGACCTCGCAAAGTTCGGTCCGCGGCGATCACAGCGCCGACCTGAGCGACAAGTGCGTCGAAAAGGGCGTCCCGATCCTTTGCTGATTGCACGATCATCTCGAGTTCAGCGCGATGCTGAAAATGATAGGTCATCGGCGACAACGTCACGCCCGGTTCGCCTGGGGTACCGTCGCGCAGGATCAGGAGACCTGCGGGCGGGATGCGTTCCGGCAGAACTTCTCCGCGCAGAACAGGCACATGCGGGATCGTCCTGAGCAGGTCCGCCAGGGCGGTCAGGATGGTTTCGCGGGTGGTGGGCATTTACTTGTTTCCCAGCGCAGAATCCGGCATCTAGCCTGATAGCGGGCCTGTAGCTCAATTGGTTAGAGCAGAGCGCTCATAACGCTTTGGTTGCGGGTTCAAGTCCTGCCGGGCCTACCAAAGCCCCCTTGGCGGAATGGTAGACGCTGAAGACTTAAAATCTTTTGCCTTCGGGCGTGCCGGTTCGAGTCCGGCAGGGGGCACCAAAAGGAAGTGTGGCCGAGTGGTTTAAGGCTCTGGTCTTGAAAACCAGCGTAGGTGAGAGCCTACCGTGGGTTCGAATCCCACCGCTTCCGCCAGCCCTTTCATAACGCCCGCGCATCGAGCCAATTCGCTACGATCAGCCCTGGTATCGCTGCCTGCGCATGCTCGGCATCCCGCGCCAGCGACAGCCGTTTGGCGAGCTTCACCTGCGGCACCAAGAGGAAAATCGGCACAGTGCTCTGGCCACGCCCAGTCTTGGACCGAGAGGCCACGCCCAGCCCACGGCTGTTCAGCCGCCCATCGGCCACGAGCAAGCTTGGACCTCCCCGCCGATAGACAAATCGCAGGCGCAGACCACGCCGCCTCTCCCATTCGCCGGGCGTGAGCGCCTTGCCGCGCGTGCCCTTACCTGCGGCAGGCGTTGGGATGGCAAGCCAAAACCCATCTTTTGACCGGATCAAGGGACCGGTGTCATGCGCCCCGATGATCTGGGGTGCGTTGGACCAGACCAGTGCGGCCGCTTCCAGGCTTTCGCCCGCCGCAGGATAGGTCTTGGACCGGATCGTGTTGGCAAGCCGCTGACCGAGGCGGGCGCGCGTGATCTGGGCGCGCCAGTTGACTTTAAGATCGTTGCCCGCCGCGCGCATGGCAGCGGTGACGGCCTTTTCGCCAGCGAGGATTTCGGCGCGCATTGCGGTGACGATGTCGCCGGAGACGGAGAGATCGAGCTTCATGCAGGCGTGGCCTCAATGGTCCAGATCAGCCTTTCGCGATCACGGATCGGCTCGCCCTGGATCAGGAAGGTTTCGTCACCGATGAGGATCTGCTCATCGGGGCGAGGCGCGGGGAGCTCCGAGACGCGCACATCGAAGCGCATGGTCTCTGAGAGCAGACGCGCGGCCCCGAATGCGGTCACATCATCATTGCGCCGCATGATGATGCGGATGCGGGTGAACTGCCCTTCGCTGTCACGATGCCAGGCCTCGTGGGCGAGGTTCGGATCAGCGAAGAGCAGATCGAGGGCCAGGGCAAAGGCCGTCATGTCTCAGCGGCCTCAGTTAGAGCTGAAGATCCGGATGGCCAGCCGCGGGCGCTTGTTGACCGGCAGGATCGAGGCCTCGGTCATGAGATCGATCCAGCGCCCCTTGGTGTCCATCATCTGCCGCGCGTAAAGCGGCAGGCCGACGGTGTTGGCGGTCTCGAGCAGGTTGGCTGGCCCGCCATAGGTGGTGAAGGTGTCGAAGGTGCCAAGCGGGAAGGCGATGCCTTCGCCCGCGGGGATCAGGCGTTCCGAGGTGCCATTCGACAGGGTGACCGAGCCGTTGTATTCCTCGAAGAGGATGCCTGCGAACGGGAAGGCCCGGCGCATGTCTTCGCGCAGGGGCTGGCCGCCGGTCGCCGAGAAGAACTTGTAGGCTTCTTCGGTCTTGGGGTGGCTGATCAGCTTGTCGAAGAACTCCGAGCTCACAAGCGCATGCGCCGTGGTCATCGTCTCGCCGAGGAGGTTGTCCTCGATCCCGCGCAGGACCGTACGGACCTTGCCTTGCACATTGGTGCCGGCCGTGCCGAAGACGAAATCGACCGAGATCATCTCCAGCCCAAACTCGGTGAAGTAGTTGTAGAGGGTCGTGCCCGCACCATCCTTCACGATGCCGCGGAGCGCGTTCATCTCCATGTATTCGCGGGTCTGGGCATGCTTGCGGCGCATCAGCGTCAGCTTGCGGTTCATCACTTCGACCAGCGGATCAGCCGCGTCTGACAGGCCCAGCGCCGGCATGCCCTGGATATCGGCGGGCAGGATCACATCGTCATGTGGGATCCAAGGCAGGGCGAAGCTGCGCATCGAGCGCTGCTCGCGGGTGCCGACAGTGGCCGGCGCGCCCAGCGGGACCGAGGGCAGGAGGCTGAGGACACCTTCGCGCTGTTCGATGACAATGGAACGTTGCGTGACGCCTTCAAAGCGAAACAGGCCGATCTGGCCGAGGCTGGTGTAGAGGTTGGGCAGGATGTTGATGGCCTGCGTCATCTCGGCGAGCGAATAGCCGCCCGCATCAAACGGGTTGCGCGTGATGGTCATGAGGAACTCCGGGGAATAAGGGGTGACGCGCGAAAGCGCGACGGGAAGAACTGGCGATGCGCCTGATCAGGCAGCGTCGCGCGGGATGATGCCGAGCGCTGCAAGCTGGGCGTGCTTGGCCGCCGTCTTGGCCGCGTCATCGACACTGGCGTCGAACACGAGCGCGGCTTTTGAGACGATGGCTGGGCCGCGCAAGACGGCGATGCCGGCTACATCAGCCGCAGTTGCATCCACGTCGTAAAGCAGGACAGCGGCCGCGTTCTGAGCTCCGTCGGTGCCTGTGGCGGTGCTGAGTTTCATCTTGCCGCTCGCGGTGATGCGGCCCAGCACAGCGCCAACGGGGTAGCTGGTGCCGGCCAGCAGCGTGACGGTCTCTCGGGTGAAGTTGGGGTTCAGCTCGTATTTGAGGACATCGCCCATGGTGGGCGGTTGGGTCAGCACGGACATGGGCAATCTCCGAAGATGTGAGGGTCAAAAAGAAATCCCCCGCCGGGGAGGAGCGGCGGGGGATCAGGTGGGCGGCAGCTTTTGGGGAGAGCGGTTCAGCCCCTGCTGCCCGCCGAGGCAGCCTTCTTCGCGGCAGCCACAATCGGGCTTTCTGCGGATTTGGGGAGAACGGGTGAGGGTGGAGCGGCAACGATGTCGCGTGCATCTGCGGCTGCAGAGGCGCGCTGAAGGACCAGTTTGCGGAGGGCTTCCGGGGCCGTGCCCTCGCGCAGCGCCTTCGCGGCATCGATTGCGATGCCGAGGCGACCTGCTTGCGCCGCGATCTCGGCGATCTCCGCTGCCGCCTCGCGAAGCTGCGCCGACAGGTCCGCCAGATTGCTGGGTTGCGCAGCCGCCGGGGCGGGCAAAGGCGCGGCAGCTGCGACGGGCGCGGGGTCTTCTTCCTGCACGCTTTGTTCAGCTTCCTGCTCATCTTGTTCAGTCGCGCTCTCCAGCACGGTGTCCTCGGCATCTCTGATTTCCGTATTTGCCTCAGTGGCGTCAGTTGTGGCGCTCATGGCGGCCTCCTTTGCTCGGGGATGACTGGCGCGGGGCAGCCGCGCGGTAGGTGATGGGGCAGACAGGCTTTCGCGAAAGCGGGCAAAGCCACGGGTGAGGTCGATCACCTCATCGGCGAGGCCTG